ACTATCGGAGCTTATATCGGATATTATCGCCAACCCCGATATTACTGATGAGTTTGTGCTTATTCCTGCGAACTGTGTTCCGCTCTCACCGTGCGATGAGGCAGACCTAAAGCTCAAAAAGCTATACTTTACCAAAGATGGAGAGCCTATTTATAATAGTAGACTTCCAATTCTATTGAAGAAAACGATTTGTGCTATAATTCTTGGTCGTGCTGAAGATTGCGATGATGCAGAGGCATTCTTTTTCTCATATGCGGGAGTTTGGAACACTCAGATTAATATGGTGTCGTTCCATTACGGTAACTACGTGTTGCCAATCTCACGAGTCGACTTCAATGTAAAGGCTCTGCAAGAGCTGATGCAGAAAAAGAAGTTCGCTACTATTCATACACCAGAGGCTTGGGCAGCCTCACAAGACTTTTTCAAGCAACTCATTTAATGCACGAAGCCATTCAACGATGGTTAAATTCAGGAGCCGAGGTCCAACAAGGGCTTCGGCTCCTCTCTATCTACCAACCTAACAAGAGCCTTGATGCACTAATTAGAGCGAAGCCCGATAAATTCAAGCATCTATTACGCAAAAGACTCTGCGCCATCGCAGGGATATCAGAGACCCAAACAGAGCCGATCCCCAAACGTGAGTATCCGAAATTCCGTGAGCAATGGTCGTTCCTTAATCAATCCACCTGTCCCTATCAGCTCAAGATACTAGCTACGGACAAGATCACAGCGTTCACTGCCTTTGTCAAGGCGCACAATGAGCTCTACGGTTGCACCACCTCCCGACAATGCTTCGAGGTTGCAGAGCGTGCCGTGACAGCCTATTTCGAGAACCACACAATCTACAAAGAGTTTCAATACTACAAAGAACACAACACCCCACTTCGGGAACACCCCATCTTCAAAGAGTCGATAGAGATCGATAAGATAAAAAAGATGAGCATCATCTCGCTCATAAAACGCAAAAATCAGCTTGAGCAGAATATCTGGAGAGCGCAAAACGAGATCCAGAAAGGCACAAAAAAACACCTCGACATAGAGCGCAAACAGCGATTGGAGCGCACCAAAGATAAGTTAGCAATAGTAAACGGATATATCAAAGAGCATGAATAAAATACAAAAGTCTGACATCAACAATATAGGTCGCACCCTTACCACAGAGCAACAACAGCTCATCATGGATCTGGGTGCGCTGAATTGGACACACTCATCTATCGCGTCGACGCTGAATGTCGATGTGGTACAATTTGAGTTAGAAGCTATCTGTTTGGAGAGTATCATAAATCTATTGATAGCACGAGGACGTTTAGAAAAGGGTGCGCAACTCGAAATTAAGTTGATGAATCAAGCTCTCGATGGTAATGTCAAGGCAGTTAAAGAGCTTGCTAATGTAAGGCGTGACAAATCATTCCAGATAAGCAAGTTAGATATATTCGGAGGCTTCGAGGACGAGACAACCTTTAACAAGATTATGGACTACATAGATTCAGGAGCGAGCGCCACACTACCGCAACAAGAGCTGCACTACATAGATATGTTAAACCACATCTTCAGTCTCTCAAAACAGCACGATAAGCGCAACGTAATCAAGTACCTCACCAAGCCACCTATAAACCTACCACACCGCAGGGCTGCCGATATGTATGCCGAGGCTGTTAACATTTTCTACTCCGAGAAGAAGATTATCAAGGCGGCACTACGTAATAAGTTTGCCGAAGATATAGGCAATATCGCAGAACTTGCCAAGAAGACTGCAACAACACCCTCTGATCTTGAGGCTGTTGCCAACATACTCATGAAGGCAGCCAAGATATTAGGGTTAGATCAAGACGATCCCGAAACGCTGCCAGTCGATCTATACACAAAACCTATCCAACTGCTCACCACCGACCCCGAGGCTGTGGGTCTTCAATCAGTTAGTAGGGACGAATTGGCACGTCAAATCGATTCGCTTGAACTATCGGGAGCTGTCAAGCATAGACTATCGCAAGAGGCAGGTATCGAAGATGTAAACTTTATAGATATTATAGACCATGGCACACCGCAAGAGAATTAGCATCGGAGACTCGGACCAGATAGGAGTCCACTATCAACACCCATACGCACAGGTGTTAGCGTTGCTCTCGCCACGTAAATTACGTGCTGTCGTTGGTCGTGGATCGGCGAAGACTACCGAGATTCAAGTTGATAGACTTATGAAGGTTGTTCTCTCGATGCCAGGAGCACCACTCTGTTGGGTTGCCGATACATTCTCCAACCTTGCATCTAACATCTTACCTGGTGTCTTGGAGGGTCTGGAGCGCAAATGATTCATCGAGGGCGTGCATTATGTAGTCGAGAAAGAGCCACTATCATACACCCATAAAGAGCGCAGCGGTCTTCCCGATTGGCTAAAGAAAACATTCTGGAAGCCCATCAATAAGTTAGTAACCTACAAACGTACCATCATCTTCTACACAGGAGCAAATATCCGCTTTGGCTCGTTGGATAGACCCTCTACGTTGGCAGGAGCATCGTATGTATTCGTATTTGGTGATGAGGTAAAATATTTCAAAAGGGAGAAGATTAATAACCTCATGAAAGCCGTGCGTGGATATTCCATACAGTTTGGACGCTCACCATTCTATCGTGGCTACTCCTTTACTACCGATATGCCCGACACATCACGCATTGGAGAGTACGACTGGATACTCAAGGACTTTACCCCGATGGAGAGTAAGATGTGGGTGTTGTTGATGCAGACAGCATTGGTATGCAACGAGTCAAAGCACGAATATGTAGCAGCCAAATTGGTATGGCAAAAGAGTAGGAGTGATGCTGATAAGCGTGAATGTCTCAAAAAACTACGTGTTGCCAACCTCTGGGACGCACGAGTTCAGGAGCTGAGAATGTTACCCGAACTATCGACCTTTTTCTTGCTTGCGAGTAGCTATATCAATGCTGATGTGCTTACTCCCGAATGGTTCGCAGATGCACTATCCGAGCAGTCGGCAGATTTCAAGGCAGCGGTACTATCCATTAAACCATCGCTTGAGAGTGGTGATAGATTCTACACCAAGCTGTCGGAACAGCACTTCTACTACGATGGTATCGATGAGAGGGTAACCGAAGAGCTTGGACTCTTCGATGATGAAGATTGCAGGGTTCTAAAGTATGTTAAGATGGATCGTAGCTTAGATATTGGCGTTGACTTTGGTAATATGTGCTCTATGACCATCGGGCAGGAGTATCTGAACACCTATCGTGTTGTTAAATTCATGCATACACTAGCTCCCGAAAGCATTCGTCAGCTAGCCGACAAGTTCGTAAAGTACTTTGCACCGATGAAAAACAAGATGGTATCGGCATACTACGACCGTTCGGGAAATGCAAAGCTCGCAACAGGAACCGACTACGCCACCGACCTCAAGCACGCCATTGAGTATGATGTCGATGGTGTCAAAACAGGGTGGCGAGTGCAGTTGATGTCACGCAAGCAGGGCAACCTCACACAATCCGATGAGTACTATTTTATGATTAAGTTCATGTCGGGAGTTATCCGTAAGCTACCCAAGCTGCTAATTGATGCCCACCAATGCAAGCCACTAAAAGCATCGTTGGAGGGTGCACGCACACGCATTGTAAACGGCAAGATAGGCAAGGATAAACGCTCCGAGAAGCTACCAACACATCGCCTACCTATGGAATCAACAAACCCATCGGACTCATATAAATACCTATTTATGCGCAAAACATATATCGCTATTGCCAAAAACAGAGGTGGTGGAGGTAGTTCGCCTGATCCGTCTGTTGAATAAAAAATGGAGACTTCTAAAAGTCTCCACTAAATAATACATTTCTCAAATATATTCGAGGGTAAAAAAATGCTCTCGGCAAAGTATATATAATCCTACTCACATACACAAAGTCCCAAACAGAACGCACCGAGAGCATAAAGCTTCTGTGTTCTGTTTGGGACAATTATATATATGTAAGTAGGAACAACAAAGATAATTAAAAAAGTACAATATGAAAGTATTTGAGATGTTAGAATTACAAAAAGATATTCTAAACAGATTCGCCATTAATGGCGTTATTATGGAGGATTACAGATATATAGACCTCTACAATGAGTATAGAGATATATTTACTCCCGACACAAAGAAAACCTATGTGGTTGCTGTGTTGGCAGAGAAACACAAGGTATCGGAGCGTCAGGTCTATCTTATTATCTCCAAATTTGAAAGATGTGTAGTGTAGTTACAGTGCTAAGAGGTCATATTATTTGTTTTAGACACCCCTCGCAACCGATATTTGCACTCAATTAACACATCAATCAATCAATCAATCAATGAGGAAATATAATAGCGCACCACTCCCATTCCAAGGGCAGAAGCGTCGCTTTAACAGGGCGTTCCGAGAGGCACTACATAAGTTCAAGGACGCAACGGTCTTTGTGGATCTATTCGGTGGATCGGGATTGCTCTCGCATATCGTTAAGTGTGAGCGCCCAGATGCAAGGGTGGTGTATAACGACTTCGACAACTACTCGCAACGCCTACAAAACATCGAGCTCACCAACCAACTACTCGCCAAGGTGCGTGCCATTGCCGACAAATACCCACGACTATCAAGGCTACCACAGGAAGCTCGAGAAGCGATACTCAAGGTTGTTGCAGAGGCTGAGAAGAGTGCAGGGTTTGTGGACTATGTAACGCTATCGGCAAACATACTGTTCTCTTCGAGCTATGTGACAGACTTTGACACACTCAAGACCCAAGGTTTTTATAGTAAGGTACGCTATCAAGACTACGATAGGGCTGATGGTTACCTTGATGGCATCGAGGTTGTAAGCAGGGATTACAAGGCGATATTCGAGCAGTACAAAGACATCAAGGGCGTTGTGTTCCTCGTTGACCCTCCCTATCTATCGACCGATGTAAGCAGTTACAAATGCTATTGGAGACTGAAGGACTATCTCGATGTGCTGACGGTTATCGGTGACTGTTCGTACTTCTACTTCACATCTAACAAGTCGGAGGTGGTGGAGCTGTGCGAGTGGATATCAGAAGCCAAAGTATCAGCTAACCCATTCAAAGGAGCGGTGCGCACCGAGGTTGGAGTTAATACTTACACCACAAAGTACACAGATATAATGTTGTATCGAGTTTAGACATCGGTCGCAATCCAACCAACATCGGCAGTAGGCAAGCACATAGTAACAGCCGACCCTCGACCCCTCTCACCTCACCGTGGGAGGGGTTTTTGTCATATATCACCTTTTGGAGCATTTGCGACTGCAAGTGATGTACAGGGCGGTCCGAACCTCCCTATGTGATAAAAAAAGACCTTTTTTCCTAAAAATATGTTAACTATTATGATGCTCAATGCCTTAGCAAAGCGATAGGTGCTAAACACCCTCCAATATCGGCTGTTTTGGGTTCGTTATCGGCTGTTTTAGCTCTTTAATGCTGTCGCACCACCATTCGAGGTGGTCGTAAATTGGGTGTCCTTTCGTTGGCTGTTTGATGTCGTAATTTTGTGGTATGAAATTATACGATGCGATAGATGAGATGCGAAAACTTACTGTTTTGAGAATATCGTTCTCATTCAGCTTTATGTCCTACAATTCACATACACGAAAGAGCGATGGCGTTGTGGAGGTTCGCACGGCACGACTTCGCAAGAGAGTGAAAAAGGAGCATCATCGCTACGCAGAGATTGTGGAGGCGTACCTCAATCGAGATACAGGCGAACCACGCTATTTTTACCACGCTCTACTAATGACATTTAACGGACAAATAATAGAATTATATTAATATGGCTTTTAATCAAATATCCGACCACTCCTACGCACTGCACACCGACCAATGCGTCTATACTATCTCGACAGCAACCGTTGATCCGAACATCGACAATATGCTTTTGGGACAGGCTAGTGCCGACTGGGAGCAGATGCCACAGACGTTGGGCAACCATCGCATCGTTAGCTATGGCACATCGAACAACCTGCCCGAGCAGATACGTGAGTTGGTTGATTCCAACAACTTAGTACCAGGTATCTTAGAGCGTAAAAAAGGGCTGCTCTTTGGGCAGGGAGCGCACCTTCGTAGGTTGGAATTTAGAGATGGTGAGATTAATAAAATATTTGTCGAGGATCGAGAGATCGACAGGTGGCTAGAGAGTTGGGAGTACGAGAAATATATCGATCACGCCTTGACCGACTACTTGCATCTGTCGGGATTCTTCGACCTAAAGTATCTCGAGCGTGGTTATCGACTTGGCAACCGACAACCACGCATAGCAGCCCTTGAGCACGTCCTACCTACCAAAGCACGTCTGGAGTGGAGCGACACACGCAACCTTGCCGATGTAAAGAATATCATCGTTGGCAACATCAAAAACGGCTATTTCATAGATGATTATCGTGCCTATCCAGTCTTTGACCCACGCAATCCAGGCAAAGCACCCATTACGGCGAGTTACAATTGTAGCTACTCATTTGCACGTGATTTCTACTCCGTCCCCGAATATTGGGGTACGCTTCGTTGGATATTGCGAGGCTCCGAGGTGCCAAAGATATTTAAGTATGTCACCGACAACGGCTTTAACGCGACCTATAACATACATTCACCTAGAGGTTATTGAGAAGATAAGCGAGAGCAGTTTGAAAAGATGCATGATGGGTGGGATAATGTAAAGATTGAGACAGCTCTGTCTGTGATTAAGCACAAACTATTTACTCAACTTACAGATGTGCTTTCGGGAGCTAAGAATGCAGGTAAGTTCTTTCACTCGGTGGATTTTGTTGTTGATGGAGAAAAAGTATCATGGAAGATTGAGGCAATAGACCAGAAGATAGCCGATTTCATCGAGGCACAGCTCAAGATATCAGATGCCTCAAGCTCTGCCATCACATCGGGAATGGGACTTCACCCCTCGCTATCAAATATTATGGTCAATGGTAAACTTGCCTCTGGTAGTGAGCTGAACTACGCATGGAAGCTGTTTCAACTCTCCGACACGGCACTCCCTTCGAGCGTGGTGCTGGAGTCAATCAACAGAGCCATAAAGATCAACTTCCCCAAATCAGACCTCAAGCTCGACTTCTACCATTCGAAAGTTATGACAGAGAGCGAGGTGTCTCCAAAAGATAGAACAAAAAACTAATTAGCATGATATTTAATAGAGATAACAGAGGTTCTGAAGAGTTGGCGCAACTCACAGGAACGTTCTATGCAGCGACAGACTTTCTACTAATAGAGAGTGATATCCATCTTGCCGAGCAGGAGTTAAAGAGGTTTATAGGTAAAGAGTTATTTGATAAAGCCCAGAAAATATATCTTGGCACGAGTGGAGATTTTGAATTTCTGCGCAGAGTTCAGATTCCAATCATCTACAAAGCGATGTATCACTTCTACCAACGCAACGTGGTCTCACACACAGGTTCGGGGCGCAAGCTAGCAGTCTCGGAT